ATTTTTGTTTTTTCTGTAACTTTTTCTAACTTTGAAAATGATGACTCACCAACATATATTGCCATAGATATACCCATAATAAGGTCGTCGTGTTGTCCTTTTTGGTGATCCGGTCTACCATTAACATAAACAAAAGTGTTCATTTCATTGTATAGTCTAACACTTTTTATTTTAAATTTATGTCTAACATATTCTTCAAATGCCGCAACAATTTGGACTCTTTTATTGTTAAAGTTAATTCCTGGTATTTTATCGACAGATGATTTATTAACGGCCCAAATATTCATAGTATCAACACCGTCAATATAAAGACTTTTATATCCAAGCTCTTGCATTTTTCTAACGGTTGTAATACCCATACCACCGGTAATATCGACAACACAAAATGCGTTATACATTAAACCCCACTTGTATGCAATTTCAGCTAAAGCGTCTGGTGGAATCTTTCCAACATATTCTAATACTTGTTCTCTTTCATCAAAATCAATAATTTGAATTGAAGAAAAATCTTCACTATCACCACGAGAAACGTCAACACCCATTATGTATTTATGCCCAGGAACTGGGTCTTTCCACAACCATAATGAATTTCCCATCATTTTATTTGGAGCATCCTGTATTGTATTTTGTTTTATATAATCAAGTTGTTTTGCGTCAAATACGTTATCTCCAGACCCAAGAAATTCGCAATTAAGCTCTTGGTTAATTTTTCTCTTATCATATTTAAGTTTTTTAACCATCTTTTCATACCAAGTAGAACAAGGTTTATATCCTTGTAAAAAGTATTCTTTTATTTTTTCATAATCTCTTTCATATGGGTCCGTATCGGCAAATGAAATATTTCTAGAATGGTCCTTTTCATCTTTATTTAACAAATAATCAACCATATCGTCGGTTGGTACCAAAAACAAGTCTTTTGAGTATCTTGGGTCTTTCCACCAAAACATTTCAGATATTTTAAAGTTATTTATACCTTTTGTTGCTTGATTGTATATTTCATAATAAATTGGGTCATATCCGTTCGGTGTTGACACAACAATTACTTTACCACCGGTAGATAGTGATGCCATACAAGCTGCCCAGAAATCACCATCAGCTTCGATAAACGCGGCCTCATCAAATACAAGAATTGTTGGTGTATAACCTCTCAAGGCATCTCGTGATGTTGCAACAGCTTTTACTTCACAACCATTTGTTAATTTATAATGTCTTTGTGAATTTTTATCCGGTGAAAATCCAGAACCAACCCATTTTGGCCATTGTTCAACAAAGGCTCTAATTTTATTTGCCATCTCCATTGATGTATCAAGTTTGTTAGCAATAATTAGAATTTTTTCTGGTCTTTCTTTTTTAGCAAATACGAGTCTTTTAGATATCCAAGCGGCAGTTACTGTTGATACACCAGCCTGACGATATTTTAATGCAATATTTTCTTCGTATTCTTCATAATCTTTTAGTAATTATACTTGATCTGGAAATAATTCCAAAGGAACATATTTTGATACTGTATTATCGTAAGTTTGTAGGTATGTTCTTAAAGCATATGGAGTATCTTTCATACATCTCACATATTCTAACATTATTTGTTCTTTAGTTAAACTCATAAATATATTTTAATATAAATATCAAAACCCCCAGTTATTTTCATAAAAGGGGGTTTTACATTATTTTATAGTTTTATTATAAACCTAATTTTGATAAGATGTCGTCGTCTTCTTCTTCATCCTCTTCGTCATCATCATTTTCTTCCAATTCTCTAACAATTTCATTTACCATTCTTTGTATTTTTTCTTTACCAGATGGTTTTTCTTCTAATACTTCTCTAAATAATTGAAAAAATTCTTCTGCTGGCATTGCACTCAATCTCATAAAAAGATAGTGTTGGATATGTTTCATATCTTCTTCTGTTAGAATTTCAATAGGATATGATTTTTGTAATAATTCCCAGAATACTGGTCCTAATTTTAAATCCCAAGCTTCTGCTGGTACAGTATCTTCCGCACCCATAACCATTTCAGCTTGTCTTGGGTCATCAGGTAATCCATGTGTTCCAAACACTTCGTAAACACCTTTTACAAGTTCGTGAACTAGTGTTGGGAAATTAACCCCTCTTGCTTTCACAGTTGGTGGGTCTGTTTGATTATTAATTTCTGATGTACCAATTTCACTACCACCTTGTCCAGACATTGCTTCTAATGTTTCTTCTGGATATAACCAGTATAAGTGATCCACAATAGCGGTAGTTACACCATACAAATCAATTAAACCTGGGTCAATTTCATTTAGTTTTTGTGAAACCATATGATACATATATTGACCTTTTTTAGCCGCACCACCAATAAGTGCATTTATCATTCTTCTTTTAGCTCTTTCTCTATCAAAATTATCCATAGCATCTAAAAAGGCCTCAACATCATTTTCGTGTTGTTGAGCACTTTTAAAAGCGTCCATCATTTCTTCTCTTGATGGTTCTTCAGCTTGTCTTCTCATATTTTGCGTTGACTCACTTTGACCCATACCAACAAGTTTAGCATCAAATTGTAGTGCACCTTGAGGAATTCCCATTTCTTTTTTTACTAATTCAACAGCTAAATTTTCAAGGTCTTCTTTATGTCTAGATTCTATTGCTGAACTCTTTCTAAGAGTTTGCATTATTAACATCATAAGATTCATAAGTGGATTGCCAGTTGTTAATTGTCTTGTTGTACCAACTGTTCTTTCTAATACAGATTTTAATTTATTAAGTGTATCATTAAATCTTTTTGATGAAATTAACTCAACAAAATCTCTACTCATTCTTGGCATTGCCGGATGTTTTGAGTATGGAGTACTTTTACTTAAAATTTTTCTTTCAATACTAGGATCCATTCTTTCTGGACCTTCATAATCAATTGGTGCTTCGTTTAGAAGTCTACTAACAATATCATTAATATCTTTATTACTTAAATTTCCCATTTTTATTTATTTTAAGTTAACGCCAAGTTTATTCCAAGTTAACCAATTTGGCATATTTCCTTTACCAGCTTTTGGCGCTGGATTATGTTTTGGTTGGAAAGGGTTTTTCCTATCTTTACCTTTATCTTTTTCTCTTGTATCGGTATCTGGTTTTGTTTTTGGTGCTGTTGTTTGTTCTTTAAATTCTTTTCTAGCCTTTGGTGCTGGATTATGTTTTGGTTGGAAAGGGTTTTTCCTATCTTTACCTTTATCTTTTTCTCTTGTATCGGTATCTGGTTTTGTTTTTGGTGCTGTTTTGGTATTTTCACCAATCGATGATAGTTTACCAATAGGTCTTTTCATTGTTTTCATTTCTTTTCCTTCGTCTTTTGAAAACATAGAATTTTTTTTTGGTGTTTTCAACATAAAAGATTCTGACTTATTAACTTTTTCATTTATTGATTTTATTAATTGAGATTTTGTCATACTAGGATTGATATATTTTTCAACCATCTCAACAATACTATCTTCTAAAAATTGATCATAACTTTCTTTTCTAATATTAACAGTTTTTTCTGGATGTAACTTTTTTGGTAACCTTTTATCTTTGGTGTCTTGTTGGAACTCATTAGCCCACTTACACCACTTACTTTTTTTGTCACCACTTTTTGTACACTTATTCCAGAAAAATCTTTGTTGTGCGTTTGATTTAAACTTTTCACTAACTTCTTGTTCTTTAACCTCTCCGGTACCTACAGGTTTTGTTTGTGACATCATAGTTATACCTTTAGATGGGTCAACAGAAATATCAGTACCGTTAACGTTTAAATTTGCTTGAGAACCTGGAGTTATTACAGTTCTATAACCAGTCTGTTGTGTTGTTTGAACAGCTTCTTTAGCTTCAAATTTTTCAGCTAAAACTTTAATTTGTGATTCATTAAGTTTAGATATTGTTTTTACATTCAAACCGTTATCTAAAAGGATTTTTATATATTTGTTAGTTTTCATACATCATTTTTTTTTCAAATTCTAAAACGATATCTCGTTCGTATAATTTATCTTTTACTTCTTGTTCAGTGTCTCCATATTTAAAAACCAACCTCTTAACAAG